GCCGAAGCCCCGAAAACTTGGCGCAAGGAAGCCGCGGCAGTCTGGGCCACCTTGCCCTCAGAAGCCAAAAACGAAATCCTCAAGCGCGAGCAGGATATCTTCCAGGGACTCGAAGGCTACAAAGCCGACGCCGGGTTCGGCAAATCCATCAAGCAGGTCCTCGCACCCTTTGAAGCCGTCATGCGGGCGCAGAACATGGACCCGGCGAAGACTATCGGTGGTCTTGTCAATTACCATCATCAAATCGGCACCAGTCCCCCCGATCGAAAAGCCTCCCTGTTGATCCAGATGGCGAAAAACTACGGGATAAATCTCGCGGCAGAAACCGTAGGCGAGCCTCCCTACATCGATCCTACAGTCCTAGACTTGCAAAATCAACTCCGGGCTGTACAGTCCGAACTGTCTGAAAGCGCAAATAGTCGGCGGGCAGCCCTGGTAGAAACCACCAGCAAGCAAGTCGATGAATTCGCTTCCAAAGCGGAAAACGTCTATTTCAATGAAGTCGCCGACGACATCGCGAACTTAATTGCAAAAGGCGTTTCCACCACGCTCCAAGATGCTTATGATAAAGCTGTCTGGGCGAACCCGGTTACGCGGGCTAAGGAGATTGCTAGGTCTACGGCCGAAGCAACTGCGAAGTCTACAGCGGAAGCCAAGGCTCGCGCAACAGCTGCAAAATCAGCAATTGGGGCAAATGTGAAGACGACTGCCAAGAGCGGGCGCACCGCAGCGCCAACAGGAAGCATCGACGACACGCTAGCAGAAACGCTCGCGAACATCCAATCGCGAGGATAGTGTGAAATTGACCCTAACCTAGGAGCTAAAAATGCCCTCTCCCAATGCGACCTTCACGGAACTTGTCACAACCACTTTCCGCAAACACTCGAAAGAGATCAAGGACAATCTGTCCAAAAACAACGCCTTGCTGGCCCGGCTGAAAGCCAAGGGTACGCGCAAGGAAGACGGCGGCTTGTCCATCGTCGAGCCCCTCGACTACGCAGCAAATGGCACCTACCAGCGCTATTCCGGCTACGATGTCTTGAACGTTGGCGCAAGCGACGTGATTTCCGCTGCTGAATTCCAGTGGCGTCAGATCGCGATCAACGTCGTGGCAAGTGGCCTGGAACTCCGCACAAACTCCGGATCTTCGCGGATCATCAACCTCGTCAAGTCCCGCATGAAGAACGCAACGCGTACCTTCAAGAACAACTTCTCCGCGGATGTGTATTCCGATGGCACCTTGCCAAACCAAATCGGTGGTTTGCAGGTTCTCGTTGCGGACACCGGCCAAGGTACTGTTGGCGGCATTGACTCGGCGGTTTGGGCGTTCTGGCGCAATCTGGTGCAGTCGGCGGCAGCCCCTATCCAAGGTGGTTCCGCCATTACCCCAGGCTCCACCACGATGGAATCGCTGATGCTGCCTCTCTGGCTGGCCCTTGTCCGCGGCGACGATCACCCTGATCTGATCGTAGCTGACAACAACTACTTCACGTTTTATGAGCAGTCCCAGACTTCGCTCAAGCGTTACACCGGTGAGGCTGGCACGGCAACCGGCGGTTTCAGCGCGTTGAAGTACAAAAACGCAGACGTGATCTTCGACGGTGGCTCTGGCATCCCCTCAAATCGGATGTACTTCCTGAACACCGACTACCTGGATTTGGTCGTTCACACCGACGCTGACATGGCTATCATGGACGAAATGAAGCCTTACAACCAGGATGCAGCCGTTGTCCCAATCCTCTGGATGGGCAACATGGTCTGCTCGAATCGGTCCCTGCAAGGGCTGGTCAAGGCTTAAGGCCTTAACTCTCTAACTCCAAGGAGAAACTCTCATGACATATGCAACAGCAACCCCTGTCGTCGGTCAACCGATGGCGAATCTGATCGGTCTGAATCTGACCGATACCACCGCTCGCCTTCCTACGGGAACCATCCAGTCTGCGGTCAGCGCTTACTGGGGTGGTGGCGAGTTCATCTACGCTCGAGCCAACGGCACCATCCGCGGCTTCGGGCTGTGCCAGCTCAATCCGGTTTTTGACTCAGGCACCAAACGCTGGCGCTTCGAGGCTACGGAAGCTGCCAGTACCATCATCCTTGGCCGACCGATCTGCGTTTCGCAGGTCGCTATGGCCGCTGGTGACTTTGGCTGGTTCTGCGTTGGAGGTCTGACCCCGGTTAACAGCAATGCTGCTGTCGCCGCGGATACGACCTTCTCTATCGCAGCTACCGGCCAGGGCGGCGCAGCGGCTACCGGCAAGCAAATCGTCAATGCCCGCATCGTTGGTGCCAGCACCATCACTGTGGCAAAAACGAACAGCTTGACCGTAGGGCTGTCGACTTTGCTGCAAGTCTCCGATTCGGACGGCTGGTTCGTCGGGGCTTACCTGTCCGGTACTGGTGTCGGGGCAGGCGCAACTATTACCTCCATCTCCCCTGATGGTCGTACTGTTACCATGTCCCTTGCCAGCACCGCTGCCATCGTCGGCACGGTCACAGCGACTTACAACAACGCGACGGTCTTCTACAACATCGCGCACATCAATCGTCCGTTCCAGCAGGGCGCTGTCACCTAATCCGTGACACTTACGATCGGGGGCTTCGGCCCCCTTTCTTGCTGCCAATTCCGGCGTAACTAAAGGACCCGATATGGAAGCCAAAGAAGCCCGCCCCCCTTATGTAACCTTCGAAACGAAAGGTGAAGAGGATCGTACAGCGAGTATCGAACGAGGTTTCTATGTCGCAAGGGACGTCGATTACGCTCTGATCACTCCCCAAGGCTCAAAGGACCGAATCGAGCGAAAGGTTGCTGATTGGTTTCCGCAGCTCGAACAAAACGTAATGGAAAATCGGATGCCGCGAGAATGGCTGAAGGCCTTTCGCGAAGCATACGCGGCTTGGAAAGAAGGCCGAGAACTCCCCTTAAATGGCACTCCGATTTTAACTTGGTCCGTCGCGGCTCCGCATCAAATCAAGTCCCTGTTGGACGCACACATCCGGACAGTCGAGGACCTCGCGGCTGCGAACGAAGAGACCATTTCCCGGCTTGGTATGGGCGGCCGGGCCTTGAAAGATAAGGCAGTTAGCTGGTTGACGAGCGCGGGCACTACGGGTAAAGTAACCGAGGAATTGGCAGCCCTCAAGATTGCCAAGGAAGCCGCTGAAGCTCAAGTTTTGGCGCTTTCCAAGCAAGTCGAAGTGCTCGCGACGCAGGTTGCTTCGTTACTTCCAGCCGTGAAGAAACCCTAGGAGGTCTGAATGTCCATGAACATGCTGCAGATAATTCAGGAAGTGCGGGGACGATTAGGTCAGCCGATTCCCGGAAGCATTGCCGGCAGCACCGACCCTGGGGTTATTCAGCTCCAGGGGCTCTTGAATGAGTTCGTGGAGGACCTGGAAACTCGGCAGTACTGGCAAGCAAACCAAATCGAAACTACCTGGTTGACGACTGCGGCGGAAAATCAAGGCGCTACGTCTACTCTATTTCCCTATGGCTTTTGCGGGATTGTCCCTGATACCTTCTACAATCGCAGTACGAAGCTCGCAGTCGGCGGTGGGCTGAATTCAGCTGCCTGGGCACTGCAAAAGGCTTTGGTCATGTCAGGACCTCTGCCGAACTTCCGGATCCGCAATAACAACTTATTGCTCGACCCAATCCCGGCTGCGGGGCAAACTTACGCCCTTGAGTACTATTCCAGCTTTTTCGTGAAAAACGACACGGATCCTGGAATTGTCTACCGCCAGTACTGGTTAAAGGATTCCGACTATTGCACGGTTAGCGATAGCTTGGCAATTGCCTACGTCAAATGGGCTTGGAAGTCCACAAAAGGGCTCGATTACGCGGAAGATTTCCGTAAATACGAGCGACTTTTAAGCACAAAAGCCATACGCGAAAAGACCTCATTACCGCTTTCCATGTCGGGGTCTTGCGAAAATTCAGTCGGTCCGGGGATATTGGTTTCTCCAGGCAGCTGGCCGCTCTAACATGCTACAGCCAATTCGCAACAAGGTCAAAGAGCGGCAGGAAATCTCTGAGGTTTCCAGCTCCGCTGCGCCTATCCGGGGCTGGAATACCCGTGATCCACTGGCCAACATGAACCCGCTTTTCGCGATTCAGCTAGACAACTGGTTCCCTTCTGCGGGGACTGTCTCGGTCCGCGAAGGCATCGCCTCTCACGTTACTGGCATTACCGGCATAGCCAAGAGCCTTTTTCCGTGGAACGGGTTAACCTCCCAAAAGCTATTCACCGGAACTGACGCTGCGATTTTCCAGGTTACTACTGCCGCCGCAAGCCCCACTGCTACCGGGGTCGCCCGGACAAATGGCTACG